ATGTAAATCTTTTTAAATGCATTAATTTCACCTTCTGATACAGCAAATGCAATGTACAAGAACTTGTTACTATCTCCATTTGTTGCAACATATGCTCTATTACCACCAACAGTTCTTTCGCCGTATATAACAGGTATATTGTTGTTGGTACCTGCTTTATTCACAGTTATACCGTCGTTTAGTTGCGATTCACCTGTGTCGTATGATGGGTTTAGGAATGAATTAACTAAGTCAGCAACAATTTCGCCTCCTACATAACCAAGTCCTGCTCCAATTACAGCTCCAACGATACCACCTAGTGCAAAGCCAACTACAGCTCCAACTACTACACTAACTACTTTGAAAAGACTCTTAAAAAATCCCATTATGCTATGCTATATGTTTTAATTTCAGGTTCTTTGAACCCATAATCTTGTTGTGAAAACAAACTAACACTAACGTCATTTACTTGTCTTTGTTGACCCCATGTTTTTACTTTTCTAATCATTGCGTCTGCTACTTTGTTTTTATCAACTGCATCACTAACATGCAATGCACTAATAATAAGTTTGTAGTTTTGATTAAATCCATTTGTAACAACTTGTCCTAGTAAAGCACCATTAATTACTTTGTCATCCTTTGATATTAGAACAACACAGTTATCTTTTGCTAGATAACTTCTAATATTGTTTTGTGTAATTGACTTTACGTATTCAATGTCTAATTCAGTAGTTAATTCTTTAAATAACTTACTTAATGGTTTAATGTCCTTTGAAACTGCTTCTCTAATCATTGTTTGCCCCACTTAATGTCACTAATTGCTTCTGTACTGTACTGAAAGAACCTATCACCTGGATAGAATCTTTGTTGACTTCCATCGTTAGTTTTTCTGCCTGCTATGTAGTCAAAGTCTGAGAAGTGAGCACTTGTTGTAAAAGTAACTATACTCTCAGATGGACCATCAGTTAAACTAGCACCAGTGAACTTACCTTGGTACCACATAATAGGGTCTACTAATGAACTTAAATCACTTGTATCAAAGAATGCTTTGTAAATTCTTACATTTTTGTGTAAGAAATCATCTGTTAATGCAATATCACGGAATGTACTTGGTACACCAGTGAATACTAAACTAATTGTGTTAATTGCTGGGTCTTCTCTTTCACTAACAGGAGAATGTTTCATGAACTTACCTTGTGCAAAATAAGTTTGTGTTCCCCCACTAGTACCAGTAGACACATCTAAGTCATATCCAGCACTTGTAAAATACATTGGTGTATCTAATTCTAATTCAACTAAATCAGCAGTAATAAAAGCACCACTGCTTAATATATTCTTTGTTGCTGTACTTAATCCTCTTGGCATTAGATACTCTCTTGTAATTTAAGTGTTATTGTTGCTTTACCATTTAATGCGTAGTTAACTTCTTGGTCTTGTGTAACACTATAAACAGTAAAATCAATATTATTGTATTTAATCTGTTCTGCATTAGCAACATCTGCAAATAAGTTAGGGAATATACTAATAGTTCCTCCACCTGTTGCATTAAATGTTACATCATCTGTTACTTTGTATACTTTATTATGTCCAGTGAACTTAATAAAGTCGCCTGCTAACAAACCTTGTGTTGCATCAACGCCTGAACTAGTAAACAATGCACTATTAAAGTCGCTGTCGAACGTAACACTACTGTCGCCTTTACTAGCACTAGCAGTTGTTGCAATTGTTGTTGAAACAGCAGGATTATCAGCAATAACTGTCTTAACAGTACCATCAGTACTACCAATTTCAGGAATTGTCATAGTAAAGTCGTACAAACTGTTTCGTTGTTTGTTTAAAAATGCAATAACAGGCTTTGCTTGTTCTCTTGTTAGTACTGGGTAAGCAATTTCAAACCTAAAGAACTGTGAAAGTATTTGTTTACGTTGAGACTTACCACTTACAGCAGTAGTAACCATTGTTGGTGTTACTTCTGTAACTTTAACACTTCTAAAACTATTATTTGGTAATGTACCTGACATTATCTACTCCTATAAGTTTGCTTGGAAACCTGCATCTTCGTGTGCAGAGCGTACCATATTAACAATCATCTCTTTTCTTTCTGTTATTAACTCATCGACACTATTAGCATCAGTAGCAGTAATTTCAAATGTAATATTAGTAGTACCACCACCTTGTAATTGTCCATTATTAACAACTGTACCTGTTCTACCAGGAATCATTAACTCTGGTCCTTTCTCACCAACCATGTAAGGTTTGTTACCTGTTACTGTACCACCAAATTGTCTTCCTTGGTACTGTTGGTTTCGAATAGTAGCAACATTTGCCATACCCATTCCAATAACAGCCGCTGCCGCAATAAAGTTATACGGAGGTGGATAAGAAGCAAGTGCTTTGGTAGCACCAGTGTATGTATTCATTACTGCTTGTGCAATATTAAATGCTTTAGCGGCTTTAAATGCGGCCTTACTATGTTGTCCTAATGCAGTAAGTGCTTCAGCGCCTTGTGAAATAGCCCATTCTGTTTTTTCAGTTTGGGTTTTCTTATCAAACTCAGCGTATGTTTCAGCCATTTGTTTACTTTCGTTATGGTTGAATCCTTCTTTACGGATACGCTTGTACTGCTCTGCTTGTACAATCTTAGTTTTTCTTTCTTCTGTACGTTGTGCTAATCTAACTTCAAAGTCGTAATGTCTAAGTAATGCTTGTGTTTCTTCGTTTAAGTAACCAACTTTATTTGCTAGTCTTGCTTCGTCTAAACGGTCTAGTACCTCGTTCTTCTGTTCATTAAGTTTTTGACTGAATTCATATATTTCCAACTCAAGAGTTACTGCATAACCTTTTCTTTTTAATAATGCATCGTGTTCATGCTTTAAAATCTTCTTTTCATTTTCTAACTTCAGGTCAGCATGTGCCTTAGCCTCTCGCAAATCAATTTGTCTATACGCTTCTGTGATTTTCATCTTCTGCGCTTCTGTTTTTTCAGTAACTACTAATTCAGCGGCACCCAAACGCTCTCTATCTTCTTTTGCTTTTTGTATTGCTAATTTAGGTGATTCAAATCCACCTAAGCCACTTATAATAGCACTGTCTAACGCTTGTTTGCGCTTAGTCTTTTCGTACCCAATATCTTTATCAATTTGTACTTGATGTTCAGCAAATGCCTTTTTGTGTAATCCTTTAGCAGTTGCTAACTCTTTTGTAAGTGCATCAATACGTTGTTGTAGTCCAAAGCCACCTCTGCCTGTTATTTTTTCGCGTTTCCTGTACAACGCACCTATTTGTTGTTCAAGTGCAATTATTTCAGCAGGTAAATTGGCTAGTTGCTGTGGTGTTGACAATCTACCCATTCGTGTAGTTAAATCATCAGTTGATTTAAGGAAATCATTTACAGAAATAGTTGCGCCATCGAACACTTTGGCTAGCCAAAGTAATCCATCACCCACACCCATCTTCTCGTATATAGTAACTGCTAATTCATCACCTGACATACCTGCGTTGTCCCACGCTTTGGCAACTGTATTTGCTTGTTCAGAGGATAAATCAGCGTACTTTACACCAAGTGCTTTAAGTAAAGTATCAGTGATTTCTTTAGCACCTTGTGCAGACTTACCGTACTTGGTAATTTCATCCTTAGTAAGTCCCATCTCGTCTTGCAAGACTTTAAATACAGGAATACCTCTGTCCATTAGTCTGTTTAAATTTTCTAAATTTAAACCACCACTAACAGTTCTAGCAAATAGGTCTGACATTGCAGACAATGTGCCCATCTGGTCCGAAGTACCTCCAGCAATATCAGCGAACGTTGATAGTTTTTCAGTAGCACCATCAACACCAGCACCTTGCATTTTAACAAACGCATCAGTTAATGCATTAACATCAAACTGTGTTGTTTTTGCAATGTCTGATATTTGTTCAAACTTGGCCATGCCTTGGCCACTTGTCATTTTGTTTAAAACAACTTTTGTTTCTTGAAAACGACCGATTAAACCAGTCATTGAGCCAGCGGCATCTTTTGCACGAGCGCCTAAGTTAATTAAACTATCGAGTTTTACTGCCGCTAAGTCGCGATTAAGTTTGTTAATTGCGGCTGTTGCTTGTCTAGTATCAGCTCCAATTCTTAAATTTGCATCATTTGCCATGTTTCTTAACCGCCTCTTCTTCTAGTTTCTGCTGATGCTTGAAGTACATCAAGTGCAATTGAATATTAAAATTGGACATTGTTGATATTTCATCGTATGTTTTGTGCAGTTTATCACACAAGAACAATACGTTCATCAAATCAACATCCTCAATTAGTTTTTTTCAACTTCCTCAATATTAACTTCGCTACTTGCCATTGCATCAGCAATTTTATAAAGTATCTTAGGGTCTACTTCATTCATAAGCTCTGGCATGTTATTCTTATTAAACATAGGTGTTCCATCTTTGTCTAATGCACGCATAATAATGCCCATTGCAAGTCCTTCTTGCATCTTACCTTCATCGTAGTACTTGGTAATCTCTTGTAACTTTGCGAATGTAGTAACAGGTCTAAAATACACTGTTTCATTTAATTCGGGTACTTCAATACTTTGTAACTCTTGTGTTAGACATGCGTTGAAGTGTTTTTTTGCTTTGTTTAAGAAACTCATCTAAATTTACTCCTGATTGATTTAATTGTAGGTCTAAGAATACCCTTCCTAGCCTGTTTACTGTGGCCTCTGTTTAATGGTCCAATGTAAGGGACAGTGTTACTTAACACACTTTGCATTCCCTTACCTTTAATTTCCCATCCTCGTTGTGCTCTCCCAGTATCAACCGGTGTATAACGCTTCGCCATTTTCTGGCCGTAAGTCATTATCTGATTGACTTTCTTGTCCCCCGCACGATTTATGGTGCTAAGCATTTGCTTAGCGTTAATTTGGATGCCTGCAGTGATGCGTATTGGTGCTTTGCCTAAAGTAGGTTTCTCTTTACGAAAAAGTTTACTTAAGGTTTTGGCTCTAAGTAGTGTTTTAACACTACCTATAGCACGAAATACAGCTCCAACAACAGCAGGTACAGGCATAAGTTATTAAGTCGCAGTGCCTAATGTTAAGTCGCCTGAACCTTGCAGTGAAATATCACCAGTTACTAACGAATCAGTACTTGATGAAACTGAAAGTCCGGTAATGATAACATTACCTGACAACTTAGGGTCGCCACTGGCACTAGTACTTGGGTATGCTAAAAAAGCAACCTCGGCATCAGTGTTAATAGCAGTGTTTATAGTGCCTTGGTCGGTTGGATTGTAACTGATTGTTGCAGTTGCAGTCCACTCTTTCAAGCCTGCCATAAATGTTTTACTGTTGTCGCCCATTACAGTTGATTCAACTGTATTAACCGTGTAATCAACAGATATATTTTGCAATTGGCCAATTGCAACAGAGTTAACTGTTAGCGTACCTTCTTGACCTGTGTAATGATTTGCCATCTTCTACTCCTTTTTGGTATCTTTTGGTTCTTTTACTTTTTTGAGGACAATCTTATCGGAAACTAATTTCCAACCCGCATTTTCCCAACTCTTAACATCATCGCTGTTAATAGTTCTAGTATCAGTACCGTTTTTAATTTTTACTTGGCTCATAATTCACCTCGTGTGTATGTATAATAAATTTCAGTAGTTATTTCAACTCTACCAAAAGGCTCAATGATATCAAAATCAACACTAATATCACGTACCTGTGTCCATTTAGCATTACCATCTCTAGTTCTGTCTAAATCAATCACTTCTTCAATACGTTCAATAATGTTGTTTCTTTGAGTATCAATATTTGCCCCATTAACCCATGCTACAAATGTAACTTCAAGTATTCCTTCTCTAGTGCCATTACTGCCACCTTGTGTTAGGTCTGCTCTAGTTTCATTTGCAGTTGCAATATAGATAGCAGGAAATTGTTGTCGACTTAAACTCTCTGGGTCGAACAAATCTCTTGTTACTAAACCAAATCGTGGGTCATCAGCATCACTTAAAACACTGATTAAATCTTCAACAATTAATTCCCGTTTATTCATCTATCGTTCCAACTTTAAAAATACTTCAGGTGCTTTTTCTGAATCAGTAACAGTACTGTCACCATCTTCATCATATTCAATTCCGTCTCGAAGAATTAAATTAAATTCTTCTTCATATCGACCTTTATAAAAGTCCAACATTACTTGAAATCTATCACCATCAGTAGTAAACTGAGTTAACTTAGGTAAAATGTAATAACTTAGAACATGAAACACTGCAACTCGCGTGAACTGCGATTCCGTTAACTTAGATACATCCATCTCTGAAGATGAATGCCCTCTATGTCTTGGGTACCATTCAATTCTAAGTCTCCTTAGAATATCATTGCGTGTTTTAGCATGTTCGTCGCTAAACCCTTGTATGCCATAATCGTTTAAATCAGGCATATATTCAAGGATATCGTTGTCTGTGCTCATGCTCATAACTTATACCTACTTAAAATTAAACATTAATAAGTTGAATACCTCTGTTAGCATCTACAACGCCTGCACCAGCCGCCATATGTGCAACAATATCAACACCCATTGCAGCCAAACGAGACTCAGTATCTACACGTAGAGTTTGACCCATAGCAATACGAGCCGCATCTTTACCAAAGATGAAACCTGAGTGTGCTGATGGAACTAGTGCTGACTGGAAGAATTGTACTCCACCAAAAGATAGAACAAAACCATTACGCAATGCTTCAGTTTGGAAGTCACCACCTGCAATGTTAGCATCGCCGTAAAGTGCTTTCATAAGCGTATTTGCTTCTGAAGTTGAAAGGATACCATACAACTGACCCATTTCACCTGCACCACGAATTTGCTCAACACTATCAAAGATAGAATCTGCTGTCATTGGAACTGAATCTGTAGTTGAAGACGTAAAGTCAGTTGCCATTGCAGTTAGTACTGCTGTATCAAATGTTTTAGCAACCGCGTTACCAAGTACACGACCTAGCTCTGCAGGGTCAATACCATGTGCACTACGCAATACAGAACGAGCACCAATTGGATTTACTGAAATTGAGTTGTTTGTATCAGTAATAACATTAGCCGCTAAGTCTGAATTAGCACTGTCTGATGTGTATTCAGTAGCAGTTGCTTCACCCAATAGTGGAATTTGTGCTGATGCTGAACCAGCGCCAACATTGATAACTGGAACTAATTGACCTGATAAAAATAATGACTGCTCTTGTGCTGTGTAAAGAGCTGCCGCCTTAGTTGGAACTACTAGACTATCTAAACTGAAGCCTGATAAGTATTCATTTGCCATTTTTTATTCTCCTAAAAAATATATTAAATTAACCCTCTAACCTTCGCCTCTGCATATTTGGCACGGTCTATAGGATTGTTCATGTCTAACGATTCAAGGTCGAAATCATTATTAGTTGGCTGTTGTGCTGTCATAGCATTTGATGTACCCGAACCTTTAGGTCCTGCTTGTACAAAATGTGGGTTTGATTGTAGAAACTCTCCTACAAAATCATGGACTCCCATGAGGTCACCACCTTCTGTATATCTTGGTTGACCATTATCATCTAATACTTCAACCTG